ATTGTAAAACTAGAAGAATTAAATAATGTAAATGATATTGAACCATTTATAAAAAAATATTTCGATATAATAGAAAAAACAATCACTGATATCCCATTGGTAATAGCATCTAAAAAATATAATTTATAAAAAAAATTAAAAACATGAAACTAACAGACCAAGAATATGAACTATTATTTAAAAAATTAGAATACAGATTTAAAAAATCTGATAATGAACTAGTTAATAAAATTAAAGATAAAAAAAATCTTTCTGATGATGATATTAAACTATTATTGAAAAAATTAGAATATACATTTAGAAAAAGTGGGAATGATGTATTAACGAAATTATCAAATGCCGTAGGGTTAGAAGGTTATTCAACCGTTAAATATTCTAATATTAAAGCAAAAAAATTAAGAGATATAAGAGAAGAAGAAAAAAAGAAAAAGAAAAATATGAAACACTTGGAATCTTTTAAACAACATTTCTCCAAATAATTTTACCTTTAAATCAATAGTTAATATAAAAAATTTTAATAAAAAGTATGTATATATAAAAATATAATATCCAATATTTTCTATTTTCAATTAAAATGCTGACTTACAATACTACATTCAATAAAAATATTTTTTAAATGCCTAATTAATAGAGGAAAGAAAGAGTTTTTTATATATAATAAAAAATAATCTTAAATTTATGCCATTAGCACATTTTACACAAGTAGATTCACATAGAGAAAAATGGGAACCTATCCACAAGAATTTATACGAAGTAACGATAATTTTACCATCTGTACTTCAATCTATTCACCCAAACGCAACACATCTTCTTTTAGAGAATACGAAAGCAGCTAAATTTCCAACTTACCCTGACCTTCAAACTCAAACTCAAAGATTCAAATACTCAACAAGAGCATTTGTCATGATGCCAGCACAAACTCATATCGATGATCTAGCAATTACGTTCAACCTTAACCAAAACGATAATTATGAAATTTTCTGTTTTAAAATGTTGAAAGATTGGTACGACCTTGGTTGGAATAACGAAACTGGTACTCTTCACTATAAGAAAAATCTTGTAGGGGACGTTATTATTCACCTTCACGATAAAGAAGGAAAAGTAGTACGTAGAGTTACTTACCATAACGCAATGTTGAAACAATTTACAGGTTTCGAAGAACTTTCTTGGGAAGGTACTACAGACATATTTGACCTAACTGCCACATTTGTAGCGGATTACTGGGAGGATTTTTATTATTAACTGTATCATTTTCAATGACTTACAAAGGAAATTAAAAAAATCTTTGGTTACTGGGAAAAAAAAGTTTAAACAAAACCTTATTTTTTTACTATATAAAGTATAAAAAATAAGGTTTTGTTATGTTATATAAAAAATGTAGAATATGTGAAGATATGAAAGAGGTATCAGAATTTCACAAAAAGAGAAGTACCAAAGATGGTTATAGAAATGAATGCAAGGAGTGTGTAAAAGATATTCAAAAGAAATATAAGGAAGCACCAGGTTTTAAAGAAAAACAAGCGGAGTATGATAAAAAGAGATATGAGGAAAAACGAGAAGAAATTTTAGAACATAAAAAAGAATATTATCAGGATAATAAAGAAGATATATTAAAACAAAAATCTGAATATAGACAAAAACCTGAAGAAATTTTAGAACATAAAAAAGAATATTATCAGGATAATAAAGAAGATATATTAAAACAAAAATCTGAATATAGACAAAAACCTGAAAATAGACAACGAAATAACGATTATGGTAAAATATATAGAGTTGAAAATAGAGAAAAATTCTATAAACATAGAAGAGACAACCCCCATATTATAGCTTGGAGATCAATATTATATTCTACTTTAAAGAGGCTCAACACATCTAAACAATCTTCTACTATTGATGAATTAGGTTATTCTGCGTTAGAATTAAAGGACCATATAGAAAAACAATTTACTGAAGGAATGAATTGGGATAATCATGGGGAATGGCATATCGATCATATAAAAGGTGTTATAAATTTCGATTCTGATACTGAGGTGTCAATTGTTTGTGCGTTAGATAATCTACAACCATTATGGTCAACAACTAGGGAGATAGATGGGGTTGTTTATGAGGGCAATTTGAATAAGGGTAAGTTTTTATAACTTACGGTTTTATAGTATAAGATGTGAATTAGTGTTAATTTCTTATTTTTCGGATAAACTTTATTTTATATTTGTTATATATACATTTATAACAACTATCAAAAAAGAAAAAGGAAGGAGAACCTTATGGAATTTCAAAGTAATTTAAATCAATTCAATCCACAATTTGACAACAACAATTATTATAATCAGCCGTACACACAGCCGAGTTATAATACTTATGAGACCCCAAGTTACACTCAAACTACATTAAATCAGTTTGATTATAACAGCACTCCAAGTTACAATGCTTATGAAGCACCAAGCTACACAGCTCCGAGTTACACTCAAACTACGTTAGATCAATATTCTACACCTAATTACAATATTGATTCGACCCCAGGGTTAAATAATAGTAACCGTGTTTATGGTCAATTTTCAACTGGTGGTAATCTACATGACACTTTTAAAGTTGATAGGTATGATAATGTTTATGGTGGTCATACTACTGTTGATCTTGGGAAAGATAATGGGAATGTTCACCTTGGATGGTAATATTTCTTAGTTTTTTAATTTTAAAACTCAATTATTTTGTTATAATTGAGTTTTTTTATATTTTTGTGTTTATGAATTTTAAAGTAGGAGATAAAGTAGTTTACCATAATACATCAAATAGGGTGTATGCTTGGGAATTAGGTATGGATAAAATATATATTATAGAAAATAGAGCATTTGACAACACTGGTGAAATGTTTTATGGTGTTGAATCTGATGAAACTGGTCAATATTCAACTTGGTATTTAGAACAGGATTTTATTTCATTTAAAGAAGAAAGAAGAAAGAAGTTAAAAAAATTGTCAAGTATTTTTTAGGGGGGGCTTAATTGTTTTTATATATAAACTAAAAATATAAAAATAAAAATGAGTGAAAAATATAAAAATGAGAAAGAGGATGAAGCTCTTAAATATTTACAGAATAATTTTGTTGGTGGTGAAAGTGGGAGTGATAATTTAGATTCTATTAAGAAAGTAGACACTTCATATTTAGATAATTCTGCATTATCTAATGAGTTTATACAAGTACCGTTAACGAATTTACCTTGTGGGATTTTTTATAAACAAGGAGTAAAGATTAGTATTAGGTCTGCTTCCGTTCAAGAGGTTCAGGCATATTCTGTGGTCGATGACAACAATTATTTAGATATTACAGAGAAGATGAATCATATTTTGGGTTCTTGTGTAAGATTTCATCATGCAAATGGTACAATTGGATCATATAAAGATGTTCGTGATAGTGATCGTTTATATTTAATATTTATGATTAGAGAATTAACATTTCCTGGTGGAAAAAATTTATCAAAAGATGTTATATGTGATAATGGACATGAATTTAAAATGGAGTTAAGAGCAACTAGTTCAGATAAAGTTAAAAAAACTTTTGTTAATTATGATATGCCTGATAAGATTTCAAAATATTTTGATCCAAAAGAGAAAGTATTTGTATTTAATATTGATGGGGTTGATTATAAATTATCTCCACCAACGATAGGTATACAGGAGGTGTTTTTTGGTGACATTAAGGATAAGATTAAAATTGAAAAAATTCCTAATGTAGCTTTTCTTAAATTGGTATCTTTTATGTTACATGATAGGAATAAGATTACTGAGGATGGGATTAAGGCTAAGGAACAAGAATTTAAGAATATGGGAATGAAAACTTTCCAAATATTAAACCAAGCAGTTGGACATATGCTATTTGGTATTAAGGAAATGAAGAGTGAATGTCCAACGTGTGGTATGGAGGTCCGCACAGATATGAGCTTTCCCACAGGAGCATCAAATATTTTCGTTATTCCAGATGCCTTTGATGAGTATTTTGGATAATAAGTTTGGGTTTATGGATTTAGATCATATTGCACCATTTTATATTGACAAATTACCATGGTGGGAATATGAAGAATATGTAAAGAGATTAAACGAGAAAATAGAGCGAGAAAATAAACAACAAAAAGAATCAGGTGCAGATCAAACTAAAATTCCTGATTATGGTAAGAATATGCCAAATATGAATTCTATGATGAATAATATGAATAAGTATAAACCATAGTTTTTAAAAAGTACACTATACATAGGAAGTGTACTTTTTTTGTTTTTAAATTTATATATATAGGTAAAAATAACTATTATCAACTATGAAGAATATTAAAAATTTTGGACAGTTTGTAAATGAGTCCATCAAACCAGAAAAAAATAACGAATCTTTTACTGTTTCATCAGAACAGATGCCAAGTATTGGTGATATTGTAGATAAAGTAGATTGGAGAGAAGGAGAAAAAATAGCATTTATAGACTTTAAAGGTGTAAAAAATATCCCTGTTCAAGTAGTTGATTCTGAAAAATATGAAGTTGATGAAGTATCTGATGTATAACTATTTAAAAAATGATATTAACACATTTGGATAATATAATATGATTGGGTTTTTAAACTACCTTATTAAAATTTTTTATAAAATATATGAATAAAGAAATAGCTTTTTTTGATTTAGATAACACTCTTTGGTATATAAAGAGTGACATTTGGGTTATTGATAAGAATGATCCATCTAAGCCTATTATAAAAATATCACCCATTGAATTTGCTTTAATAAAAAGTGGTATATATATTAAGGATAATATATTTGTTGATTATAATAATGAGAGATATTATATTTCAAAGGATATGTTAGAAAGAATACAACGTAAGAAAAAGAGTATAAGAGTATTCAATATTGGTATATCTTATAGTGAGAATTTTGATGAGGATATATTAAATAAGAAAGATGTTGAGTTATTATTAAATAATATAAAACATTTAATTGGGAAGGATGTTGAGATTGCTGTTTTAACTGCGAGGAGTGATAGAAAAAAACATAGTGTACTACTTAATAAATTAAGACTTAAGTTAAAAGAATATGGTTTAGAAATAAATAAAATTTATTTTATTGCAGATTCTATTAGATTTATTGGATCTAATAATCAAGTTTCATATAATAAAAATAAAATTTTATTGGAACATTTAGTGGGGTTAACAATAGAGGATAATATGTTTATACCAATTAAAAAAGATTCTTATAATAAAGTATATTTTTATGATGATATTAAATCAAATATAATGGATTCTAATAAACTTCAGGAATATTTTGATTTTTTTGTTAGAAATAGTGATGATGAATGTGTAGAATTTATAACTAATAGATTTAAAAAAACTGAAATGCTGTTATATAATAATTTAATATCAAGTAATGATGTTAATCCATTCGAAACAACTATTATAAAATTATCACCACCTATTAAATTTCCTATTAAAGTGTCTGATAATAAACTTACAGTTAATTTTGAGAAGTTTAAAAAAAATTAATTTAATTTTTTTTTTTTGATTATTGGTAAAATATCAATCTTCAACTTCTACTTTTGTGGATATTGATTTTGTTGTACCTGTACTATCAGATATTTTGCATGTATATGTAGTGGTTGAAATTGGTTTTACATTGATGCTAGAATCTGTTGATATTACTGTCCCGTTACTAGATGTCCAACTATATGTATAATCCCAATTACCACCTGTTGCTTCTGCTGATAATTTAGATTCTTCTCCTTTTTTAATTGTTGATGGTTCAGCTTTTGTGCTAGAATCTAATTTTTGTTCATCCATTTTCTTTTTCTTTTTCGTTAGTAAACTAGTAACTTTAGCAAGTAATCCTAATATTGTAGTTATACCTGTTATAATACCTAACAATATACCATAAATAATATTTATTTGAGCTACTACAACTTGAGCGTCTTTTGGTAATAATAATGCAATAGCGTCAACTACCCCAATTAGTGGTAATAGTGCAGCAGTTTTTGCTTGTAGTTCTGTTAATGTCAATATCATTGTTTGGACTGCTGTTATTGCTGCTGGAAGACCAGCACCGAATGGTAATACAATTGCTGATGAAACTAATGCTATTAATGATGTTGCAATATTTATTATGGAGGCTGGGATAGCAACTAAAAATTCCCCTATTTTTATACCTAATTGTAATAAATCTTTTTTTAATTTTTTTATCATTTCTTTGATATTAGATATCATAGGGTGTTTTAAATTAATTGGTGGTATATAATCTTCATCCCCAGGTTTAGATATACATGATGAATCCTTTTCATCATTATCGTATAATTTTCCATTTTTTTTATATATCTTACCATATACTATTAGTTGAGCGTCTTCTTCTGTTATTGGCATATCAAATGTCTCACCTTGTAACATTATCATTTTTTTAGCAACTTGTCTTTCAGTTAATAGTTTAGGTTTTATAACTTCTTCCCATAATGTTTTAGGTATATCTTTAACACCAGGTAATCCAATTTCTTGTAAATCTGTTATTTTATTTTCTAACTCTTCTTTTGTTTTTTCAATACTTTCAATGTCAGGACTATTGTATGCCATGTTAATTATTGTTTTTTAATATATATAAAAATATATTAATCTTAAAATGATATTTGAAATTTAATATATAAAAAAAAATAAAGTTTGGTATGAAAAATATATACACTAAGAATGAATATCTTAATATAATTAAAGATGGTGAAATGATAAATGAAGGTTTTATTGGTAAAATGTTTAAATCATTATGGAAAGGTGTTGTTAAAATGGCGAAAAAAATAAAAGGTACTGCTGAGATAAATAAAATATATGATAAGTATAAAAAATTAATTGATGATGCGTTTTCAAAATTAACTAGTGTTAATATTGCAGGTAATGTAGCACATAAACAAGGTGAAAAAGTTGCAGCAAAGACTGAATCAATAGTTTTTGAAGATTTAGAACAAAATGTTGCACAACCAAATAATACAACACAACCAAATAATACAACACAACCAAATAATACAGCACAACCAACTGAAAAACAAAAAGAAGAATCAAATCTCGTAAACTTGACACCAGAAAAGTTATCTGAACTTACAAAAATTACAAGTGAAAGAATTAAAGAATTAAAAACTCAATTTAAAGGTGAAATTAATACAACAATTAAGAAATTATCTAAAAACCCAGAATATTCCTCAGATAAGTTAACACAATTTGCGATTGTTATGAGAAATCAACTTAATTCTTATTTATTTGATCAATGGTATGGGGTATATCATAAATCAGGAGATAATGATAAACTTATAAAGTTAACTGAAGTTAAGAAAGAAAATGATTTAAAATATAAACAATCAGTAGAAAAGTTAAATTCAATGTTAGGCGAAAAAGAACAAAATGTAGAGGTTGTTACTGGTGGAGCATATAAATATTTTAGTAAATCTAATAATGATGAAATTGAAGTTACTGTTGTTGGTACTGATTTAGGTAAGAATGAAAAAGGGGAAGCGGATACAGAAAATCCAGACCATGCTAAGATGTGGAAAGTTAGACACGAAGATAGCACATTTTGGGTATCACCAATATCATTTAAAGGTGTTGTGAATAATACTGAAACTGAAAAAGAAGGTGTCAAGAAACCAGAGGCTAAACCAGCAGCTCAACCAGAGGCTAAACCAGCAGCTCAACCAGAAAAGGCAAAAGTAGAACCAAAATAAAATAAAGTAAATGACATATAATTATTTTATATTTGAAGGTAATTTATCATCAGTATCTGATTTTTTAAAAACTAACTATAATAAAATATTTAATGAACCTAATCAAAAATTAAATAATTTATTTGTTGAGTTCACTAAAAAGGTAGATAGAGATAAAAATACGTCTTATTTATATCAAAAATATATCAAAACGTGTAGTACTACTATACAAAATGAAATTAATAATTGTGAGTCTATTGAGCAAGTTAATAAAATAATTTCTGATGAAATTAAGTTTTTTTATTTTTCACTTAAACCAGTTATAAATAAATTACAAAATGATGAATTTACAATAGAAGATATATTTAGTAAATCAAGAGATAAAAATTTACAAGCATTAATGAGTTATCCAGAGGATAAATTTTCTAATGCAGTGTCACAATATATTGATACCGTGTTACCAGTTATAAAGAAAGATTCTGGAATAGATGAAGTTAAACCAGAAGAAAATAATCAAAATACAGAAATAACAGAAAGAATAAAAAATAATATTTTAAAAATATTAGAAGCTGATGATGTTGATACAACAACAGATCTTGTCAATTATAAACAGAGTGCGATTAAGTGGTTAAATATGTCCTTATTTGACCTTTTAAAACCTAAATATCAACTATTAACAAAAATAGGTTCAACTACTAGTAATCTAGTAGACCAACTCTCAAATCAAATGAAAAATACATCTAATGATAATGCTAAACATATGATACTTAATAAGATTGTTAATATGGATAAAGAAGCATTAAAAAATTTAGCTTTATCATTAGGAATAACAGAAGAAGAATTAGGGGACTTATGAAATATTTAAAAAAATTTGAAAATAATTTAAAGTATAAGAAAGGTGATTATGTGCTTGTTGAATATGTTAATAGTACAGTATCAGTTGCTAAAATTACAGGACAAATGCAAGTTGGTCAATTTGATTATCATGTAGACCTACCAAATGGTTATACCGATGAAATATTTCAAGATTATATAAAAAGATATGCTAATAATACTGAGATAGAAATTTTTCATATTGAGAAAGGTGATGTGTTTTTAGTTGATAATGAAGATAATGAAGTTTTAATGAAATTCATTCGCATTGAGGCAGATTATGATGATTTTATTTATGAATTTAATTACGATGGAAAAATATATGAAGTTGATCTAAATGATATAATTAGAAAAGCAACTCCATTAGAATCTGACACGATAAAATATAACTTATAATTATTTGCTTATTTTATAAAATATACTTACCTTTGTCGTTATGAAAATAGAAAAAATAGATTTTACTAAAGAAGATTTAGATAATATCAAAAGGATAGAATCATTTGGAAATGCCCATAAATTTATGATGTATATTCTTAATAGTGGTGATGATAATAGAAGAAATAATAATCCACATGGTATTACTTATGAAAGAATGTTTAATGCATTCGGTGAACCAAACTTTCAAACTGAATATAATGAATCTGATTGGTGGGTTTTTGAATATAACGGTGAAAAATATTCAGTTGATGTGAGTAGCCACGAAGAAGGTAGTATGATATGTAAATTTTTTGATGATGTTGTGTATAGAACATACGATAAAAAATTTAATCAAGATGCTATAGATTTTTATAACCAATTATTTAAACAAATATAAGGATATTATGAAAATCGAAAAAAATGACACATTTGATGTTAATTTATCACCATATGGCGAAATTAAATTAGGAAATAATTTAATATTCAGTGAATCAGAAGAAAAAACAACCATTAAACTTAATATAAAGAGTGTAGGTAAAAAGTTTTATAACGTTGAGTTTATATTACCAAAAGATGTATATGCTAAACAATATTTACAAAAAAATACACTATTATCAACAGGTCAAAGTTTTAGATTTAAAAATAAATGGAGTGGTCTAATTATAAAAAATGAATTAATCAAATTTTTAAAAATACAATAAAATGGCAAAAATTTTAATTAAAGTAGAAAAAGAAGATATTAAAACTACAAAATTAGGTGATAATATTATGATTAAATGTGAAGATGGTATTGATTTAGTATTTACACCAGAAGCAGTAGATGAATTTATAACAGATTATAATATTATTAAAAATAAAAAATAATTAAAAATAAAAAATAATTAAAAATAATTCAAAATAAATTTGGATATTTAAAAACTTTTGCTTTACTTTGCACTAACATATAAAAATGGAAAAAATAGACTTTTTTTCGTTTATATATAAGAAAACAAAAAAATATTGGTTTTTAGTTTTTTATTAAAGAAAATTTACTTTTCTTTGTAAAAGATTAAAAATTATTAAAACAAAACAAAAATATTTAATATATAGAAATAATGAAAAACAATAGAACAAATACCAGACCAGTAGTCGCAACGACTGCGCCCGTAACAGGGGGCAACCGTCCAGCTATGCTTTCGGGTATTTCGTATCTATGTTAATGATTATGTAATATAATATTATAAAAGATAAAAAAACCCGAAATCATATGATTTCGGGTTTTTTGCGTTTATAAAATAAATAGAGTGGTTATGCAGTTGGTTATACAACGGTACCTTGGACGTATCGGTTCGTGGGTTCGAACCCCACTCACTCTACAGAAAAATAAATGGTTCATTGAAATATTGGGAAAAATATGGTGATAGAGAAGTCAGGTTTATCTCGCTCGGTTTGGGACCGAGAGGCAACGAAAGTTCATACGTGGGTTCGAATCCCACTCACCATACCAAAGTTATTTTAGGTTCAAAATGGAAATAAATACATAAAAAATGAAATTGATAAATTTATAGAATATTATAATAAAATGGCTCTGTAGTCCCAACTATCTTCTAAACAGTTAAGGGTAATTGGAAACTGAAAATGTGGGTTCGAATCCCACCTGAGTTACAAAAATTAGTAAAAATGTAAAGAATAAAAATTATGAGAAAAAAAGACGAATCAAAAGTTGTAGGAATAATTTATTTCTGTGATAACTTGAAAAAAGAATTTAGACTAAATGATGTTGAATATAATTTAACAGCAAATAGTTCTGATTGTGAAACATGTGGTTCTCATGGCGAAATAAAATTATACACTACTGATTGTGAGTGTGGAAAATTACACGACATAGAAATAAGAGGTTGGTAAAAACTTAAAATTACAAAGTTATTTGAAATATTGGGAAATTTGGGGGTTGGGACTGCAATGGAGTGGTCACTACATTTGCAACGTAGAAATCAGATGGTATCGTTCACCATAACCTCCACATATTTTAAAAATATGGGGGTATAGTTTAATTGGCTAAAACATCTGCTTTGCAAGCAGAAGATGTCTCGGTTCGATGCCGTGTATCTCCACAAAATAGGTTTCGGGAAGTTATTTTTCCACTTTATATTTTTTATATATACAAATAAAAAATATAATGAATAAGTGTAAAAATTGTAACGAAGAAATAAAAAATGGTAATATATATTGTTCATATAAATGTAGAAATATTTATGTAAATAAAAATATTAGAGATTATTCTAAATTAGTAGTTAATAATAAAAAGAAAAAAGAAGAAAAAATTAAAAATTATTATAAAAAACCAAAAAAATGTAAAGAATGTGACAATATAATTAATTATAATAAAAAAAGAAATAGTTTTTGTTGTGGTAGTTGCTCTACATCTTATACGAATAAAAACAGAAAAAAAGTTAAGCATATTTTGAGTGATGAAGGTTATAATAATATAAAGAAATCTAATAGATTTGTAATTAAAGAAAAATATAAAAAAGAAAAAATAGAATATTATTCTAATAAGAAAAGATGTCCAAATTGTAACAAGATAATAGCATTTAATAAAAGAGTTAATAATTTTTGTGATAGATCTTGTAAAAATAATTATTTTAATAAATTAAAAACAGATATACAGATATATAGAGAAAAATGCCAATTTAAATTTAATGTAAGTGATTATAAAAATGAATTTAATTTTAAACTTGTGGAAAAATATGGATGGTATAAAGCTAAAAATAGAGGTGATAATTTAAATGGTGTAAGTAGGGATCATATGTATTCTGTTATGGGAGGATTTAGAAACAATATAGATCCAAAAATTATTTCACACCCAGCAAATTGTAAATTGATGATACACAATAATAATGTTAGTAAATTTGATAAATGTAGTATAACTATTGATAAATTAGAAGATAAAATAAAAAAATGGGATTTAAAATATAAATAAGTGGTTTCTTAGTTTAATTGGATTAAAATACATCTGTGGTATGGATGGGAAACCAGTTCGACTCTGGTAGAAACCTCAAGAAATAGATAAAGAATATTAACAGCAATTAAAAAAATTCACTTCCAATGAAATAAATAATATTCTGTTCTAAAAAAGAATTTAAAGATTACATACAGCAATTAAAAAGAAACAAATTTGTAAATTGTAAACTCTGAAAAGAATGTAATCTGTAATTCAAAAATTGCGAGTGACGCATAAACGGTGGTGCATCAGGTTGCCAATCTGAAACAGAGTCGGTTCGATCCCGATCACTCGCTCAAAAAATATTTTTAAAATAAATTGATTTTCTATTAAACAAAGTCGCTCATTTTTTATATATAATAATAAAAATATAAAGATGAAAAATGAAGATGATGATAAAATGGTGGAATTCATAAAAAAAGGATTATCTTATAAAGAAGTGTCAGATTTATTGGATAGAACACCAGATTCAATTAGATGTAGGTGTTTTAGACTTGGTGTAAAAAGTAGTGATTATAAGAACATGGATAATAATAAATGTTTAGAATGTGGTAAAGAAATAAATGATACTAGAAAGACTAGAAAATTTTGTGATAGAAGCTGTTCAGCGATATTTAATAATAAAAATAGAACACCTAGAATAATAAAAAAATGTGTTAATTGTGGTAATGATTTAAATTATAGATCAAAAAAATATTGTTCACAAAAATGTCAAACAGAATTTGAACATAACCAATACATAGATAAGTGGAAAAATGGTGAAGTTGATGGGAATATAGGTAAATATAGAGATAGTTTATCTGTTCATGTTAGGAAATATATTATTAAAAAATATGACAGTAAATGTTCTAAATGTGGATGGAATGAAATTAATATTTATACAGGTAAAATACCATTAGAAGTTGATCATATTAATGGTGACCATTTAAATAGTGTTGAAGAAAATTTAAGACCACTTTGCCCATCTTGTCATTCTTTAACTGAATATTATGGTTCTAGAAATAAAGGTAGAGGTAGAAGATATAGACAAGAATATAGAAAAAATAAAAATAAATTAAAATAATGCGGTAATCTCCTAGTGGTCGATGGTACTAGATTTCCAATCTAGTTAGCGAAAGCACACCGTGGGTTCGAATCCCATTTACCGCTCAAAAATGGGACTATGGTGTAGTTGGTTTAACATCCCACTTTTACACAGTGGAGACGAGAAGTTTACCCTGGTTCGAATCCAGGTAGTCCTACAATTTTTTAGACTTTTTTAAATAAAAAAGTCACAAATATCTCTATCGCTTAGCTGGTTTTAAAGCACTTCTTTAACATGGAAGAGATCGAAGGTTCGACTCCTTCTAGAGATACAAAAATATAATGCCTTCTTCGCATAGTGATCGATTGCCCCAGTTTTGTAATCTGGTTTCTTTTTTTGGAACACGTGGGTTTGAATCCCACAGAAGGCTCAACATCAGGGACAATAGATGATTGGATTGATCATCCTAAGAAATTTCATTCTGGAATTAGTCTATTTGTTTCTGACCATGCCTCAATAGCTCAGCTGGTAGAGCGCAACATTTGTAATGTTGATGTCGTGGGTTCGACCCCCTCTTGAGGCTCAACATGGGATAACAACGATATATGGAGGATCGTACAGGCAACGATAACCTGATTGGATAACGAATTGCAGAAGCACCTATAGCGACCTGAATGGTGGGCGAATAGCAACAAGCAAGGGAAGCACGTTACTAGTTACCAACGTTACGGGTTCGAATCCCGTTTATTCCACACATTTGCAGATCGCAATTCGCAAAATGCAAATAATATATCCAGAGTTTAAAGGGAACGCACACCTGGCGAGGTGCCCCTCTGGTCCATATGCCCTCAGTAATGGCACTGTTTTCGAAGCAGTACGTGCATAATTGGAATGAAAAATGTGGGTTCGAGTCCCATCTGGGGTACAAATTGGTTCTGTAGTTTAATTGGATAGAACGGGAGGCTACGAACTTTCTGGTACGGGTTCGATTCCTGTCAGAATCACCAAGTTTTATTTTTATTTTTGGGTTTAATTTATTATATTTGTATCTTAATTGAAATAGATATAATAATTAAATTTAAAAGATATGGGAAGTTGGTCAGTTTATTGTGGTGTTAGTAATATTAGTATCACATCGGGTAATGATTGTGTATTGTTACCATTAAAGAAGAACACGAGTCACCAAGGGTATATACCTTATTTACCTGCAACGTTACCAATATTTGGTAGGTATGATGATTATGGTGGATTAGAGGATATTGTAGAAGATGATAACACGAAGTTGATAGCGTCACATTTTGGTTTACCAATACATGATTTTTGTCAATATTTTACAAGAGGTTGCATACGTGAAGATGAAGATGATTTTCCAGTACAATTAAAAGGTGTTAAAGAGATTAAGAAATGGAAATTTATGTTTATGGACAGGAAGGTTTTTGATTTTATGTCAACCCACAATTCAGATTTATATGGGGGTCATGATTTAGGAAATAAAGGACTTTTAACTGCGCTTGGTGCTAAATATCTTGGGAAATTTCCTAAAAAAGATAAAAGGCATAAGTATTTTTGGGATTTGAATGGATTGGAATTAAAGAGTGATGGGAGTTGGTTA